AGACCTTGAGACTGGCGAAGCATCTTTGAAACCAGTAGTCGGCACAGGCGGTCAGTTCTGTAACCTTACAGAGGCCGTGATTAAGTCTACGGATACTATGGACGCAATATGTCGCAAAGTGCGACTCGCTTCCATCCTAGGCACCATTCAGGCGACTATGACCTACTTCCCCTACCTCCGCGATTGCTGGAAACACAACACGGACGAAGAGGCTCTACTTGGTGTGTCTATGACAGGCATCATGGATAACGCACTTACCAACGGTAAGAAGGAAGGTCTTGTGCCACGCCTACAGATGTTCCGTAGGATTGCTGTAGAGACTAACGAGAGTTGGGCTAAGAAGTTAGGCATCAACAAGGCGGCTGCTGTCACGGCGGTAAAACCATCAGGCACGGTAAGCCAACTTGTAGACTCTGCCAGTGGAATCCATGCGCGTCATAACGACTACTACATCCGTACAGTCCGTGGTGACAACAAAGACCCACTAACGCAGTTCATGAAGGACCAAGGTATCCCTACGGAACCATGTGCTATGAAACCTGAGACCACTACAGTCTTTAGTTTCCCTATGTCCGCTGTCGGCTCTATCACTAGAAACGATATGGGGGCCATAGAACAACTAGAGATGTGGCTGATGTACCAACGCTTCTATACGTGCCACAAGCCCTCTGTGACGGTATCTGTGGGCGAGGACGAATGGCCTGAGGTAGGTGCTTTTGTCTACAAGCACTTTGACGAGATGTCTGGGGTGTCCTTCCTACCAAGGTTTGAACACACGTATGCTCAAGCACCGTATCAAGACTGCACGATGGAAGAGTACCTAGCGGCACTTAAAGAGATGCCTAAGCGTATCGACTGGTCCAAACTAGCGGACTACGAGAAAGAGGATGGGACTAAGGCGTCTCAGACTCTCGCGTGTACTGGCGGCACTTGTGAACTTGTAGACCTTACAGCCTAAAAGTTGGCCCTTCGGGGCCACCTTTCCCCCTACTACCAATGCTAAGAGGAAGACCAATGTTCACAGTAGAACATGAGGACAACTACACCAAGATTGTTGTGGTTGATGACCACGCGCGACATGAAGACATCGACATGTTCCTAGAGAACGATGGACGTGTGTATATACGGCAGTTTGACGAAAAGAATAATGCACATGAAATACTGATAGTTTCCTACCACCAACTACTTGATATGTTAGCCGCTTTGGATTCACCAGAGGGCATGTTTGAGACTGAGTTGAGAAAAGAGTTACCTGAGTAAACTTGCAAGTGTACCGTATTCACACTATCTAATTTGTTTGCAACAGGAGATTTACTTGGACAAATTGGAAATAGCGATAAAAGAATTACTTAACATCTACGCAAGTAAACTCAGTGATTTTGAAATAGCGACATATAAGAGGGTTGCTCCTGACGTCAGCAATGAAGAGAAAAAACTCATAGACTGGTCACTCAGCACTTACGTTCGACGTAACTTCTTGGCTATTATTGTTAACCGCACACTGAAGAACCAAAGTATAGGACTCTGTGAATGCGCCAAGTTAATTGGTATATCGAGAAATGCCGCTGACTCTTTGTTACGAGATACGGAACCACAAGGTTGGGTCAAATGTGAACGGAATCAGCGTGGCTGGAGATACCTAACGGCGTCTGATATGGTTATGAGAGTGAATTTAAAATACGCTAATAGGATGCATGAAAGGGCTGTGGACTTAGAAATGCCTAAGGCAACTATAGCACTCTGGCAGTTAAAACAAATGCGCACCTAGTTGGCCTATAAAAAGTTGCTTCCACCTTTTAGTCTGATTCAACCTATATGATGGGGTTGGTGGCGGCTGGTAGTCCTGCGGTTGCTAGACTTGCTCAGTCGCCACCCTTGTAACTCAAGTGTCTTGAGTGACACACATGTAATTCTTTGTGGACATATAATCAAGACATTTAGAAAAAACACTGATCAGGGACGCTATGTAGTCTCTAACCAGTGTAAGTAGGTCGCCTTCTTCACTTGTTTTGGCGAAGCATTATGGCGACCAGTAATCCAACTATTATAAGTTCGCTTATTGGGAAACCGATTCCAGTAATCATGGGACCAACCTCCTTTCGGTAGGCCGTAGGAACCCTATGCCGCCCTACGACTGCGCGGCTGCTGCCAGTTGGGACAGCAGGGTAAAGGTGCGATCTGTGTTTTTTGTGTTTACTCAGACCGCCAATTCGAAATGTGGCATGTCGTTAAATCCAATGCGCCCCTGCTGCTTTCTCAGGGTGTGGTAGGCTGTCCAACATGACTTCATGTCGCCATCCCACTTACGGCAATCAAATGGATACTTGTGTTCAGGCACAGCCCATGCAGCACCCCAGCACAAAGCAACACCACATTCCTGTGCAGCCTTCTGCATTGCATCTGCAATCGGAAAGTATGCAGCCTCTTCCCAACGAATACCTGTGACGCTGTCATAGGCACCTAAGTCAACTGCTAGACCGTCCAAGTGCTTAGACTTCATAGTCTGACTACTGCCCTTCTCCACCAACTCACGCTGACGTTCTATGGACCTTAGTCCCTCCAGTACAGTGAAGTCGGCCTTGCTGATGCTGATAGCCTTCTTGACTACAGCGACAAGTCTTTCATCCACACCCTCTAACCTTGAGAGGCTTTTCTTACCTAATCTAAATGCCATTAGTCTGCTGCCTTCCTTTTCAAACCTGTGACCATAGACATCAGTCCCCTGCCCATCTCGCTTGGTGAAGGCAGTAGCCAACCGAGGATAAGTGCAATGATGACCCACGGCGGTATGTCTTGGTTCTTGATGTTAATTCTTTCGACATCTCTGGTCTGGACGGTCTCTTTGAGTTCCGTGACCTGTATGTCTCCGTCTTCAGTCCTGATGTTAGACTGGTCGTTTACGACTTGCTGGTTCGCTTCTTTGGCTAACTGTGTGCCGACAGCAGTCACTGATGGACCGCCGCCGCCTAGTAGAGAAGGAAGTGAACTACAGGATGCTAGTGTAATACTCATGACGACCAGAGCGGCTGCCCTAGTAATCATCCTTCTTGTAGGTTTCTGTAGATGTAGACTTAGTCGTCTGGGCTGAAGAGAAACCGAAGTACGCACCAACTAATGCTGATAGTGAGCCGTACATCATCATGAGTACAGCGTCAGCCTCAGCCATTCTTGCAGGGTCTAGGAGTACAGCGACTGTGGACACAATCATCATCCCCAGCGCAGTCCATGCCATGCGTCTCTTGTTGGTCTGGTAAGCCATTTTGTCGGGTATCATTTCGTTCATAGGTCAATGTAACCTTTCATTTGCAACCAGAAACCAAAGCCACCCACCACTGCTATAACGAGGAGGAGGATGACTGAGATAGACATGATGAGTTCTTGCCGTTCTTCAGCCTCTAAGGCCGCCTGTTTCTCGGCTTCCTTGCGCTGGGCAATGACCTCACGTCTGACCTTCAGTAGGTCTTGGTAGGCACTAAAGCCTTTTGTGTTCACAATGAACTCTCGTAGTTCAGCCTCCGCTGTCTTAGCGTTCTGAGCCTGAGTCCAAGTTGCCATTGCTTCCTCGTTAGCCGAGGAGAACACACTGTTCTTCTTCTTTGCGTGGGCCTTCTTGGCACTGTCAGTAGCATCGAAGAAACCAGCGATTTCCTTGGACAGGTTGTGCAACTGCTTACCCGCAGCCACACCTGTCTTTATCGCCGCTAATGCTGTTAGCGGGTCCATAGTAACTCCTAAGGTCTGCTCTCCTTAGGTTCCGAAACTATTGTTCTGTGTGTTCTTCTCTTTGGCGATCCATCATGTATTCGACGGCGTCTCGGATCGCCTTAATGTTCTCGTCGATACGCGCAAGTGAGACTTGCTGCGACTGTACAACGTCTTCAAGTTCACTGACAGTCATCTCTAGGACCATGATGTCACGCATGTTTGACTCAATGTCTGCCATCATCATACTGACGGTCCATACTATAGCCCCCGCTTGAACGAGGAGGCCAAAGATTAGCGTAATTGGCACAGATTTGGACAGGTGCCAACTGTCGTGGTGTTGGTCTGACATGCGCTACCTCTTACGGTGACACAGGCCAATCGGCGTCTTCTAGGGAAGGCCATGCGTCCAAATCGGTGACATCACGCAACTCTTGACGAAAGGTCGCCCAAGCAGTCTTGAGTTCATTCGTGAGTGGGCTATCGTTCATTTGGGTCCAGTCACTAGATGACAACAGGTCGTCACGCTTCTTGCGGTTGGTCTCAGCGACTTTGGAGTCTATGGAAGCCTGATAAGCCGCCTCATGCTCTACCTTGGTTGTCGTAACGCCATCCTCTGTGGTGTCTTGGAACATGTCACGAGCAACGTAGTTCTCCACCCAGTTGCCGTTAGCATCTTGTACAACACCATCACGCACAGACGTTTGGTATGCTGTGGTGGTAGCAGCAGGTGACTTTAGCACAGGGTCTAGGTCTAGTGCGTCTAGGGTTGCTGCTTTCCATACACGAGGTAGGGACATGTTGGCGAACTCATTGCGCCACTGCCCTTGGGTCTTTACGACACCTGTTGTTCTGTTTCTGTATTCACTCATTAGATTGATCCTTTCATATGAGTTTGAGCCTATGCGATTGCGTAGTAGATCACAGTTTCAGAGTAAAAGTTTGGAGAAATAGCAAACCCAGAAGAATAAGGGTCTATTAAATCACCATTAGTTATTTCTGCCTGTGTGTCGTCAAGATGCAAGTATGGGTCATTCCCTGCAACAATTCCTCTAGTGCTGTCCCAAACCCTCCACGGCCCAGTATCACTACTAGACTTCATTAAAACAAACCTTGCACCACTAGAAAATCCACAGTCTACGTTAGTTGTTGTACCAAACGTATGCGTGACACTCCCCACCCGACTTATGCCATCTAGGCTTGCGAATAGGTAGGCTATGTAGGTGCCGCCAGATAGATTTACATCTGAATAGTTTCCTAAAGAAAACACCGATGAAGTAGGGGCTGTTGAACTCCAAGCATTCCAATACGCAGATTCAGCCGCAGTGCTATTTACGTTTAGATAATATGATGCGCTTGTTAAGTCTTTATGAGATACAAACCAACCAGTGCCAGACGCAGCATCTCTACGCTTCACCCACATCATCTCAGGGGCAACACCAAGGTTATGGCTTATAGTACGCCCTGCTGTTGAGTTCCCCGTGTAAGCAACGGCATCAAAGAACGAGGGGGCGCGCTTCCACATCCAAGCAGCATAATCAGAGCCAAAAGTTCCATCGCCAAATCCGTCCATAAAATCAAGATCATCAGCCCTACTGGAAGCATTTTCTGCGTTTGATAAGTTGGTTATAAGTCGTGTAGAATTTATCCTACTTATAATTTCTTTATTAGCACCAGTTGTTTGTGTAAAAAGAACTAAGTCTACAGGGAACCCAGATGTAAAGGCTCCAGTATTACCTGATGAAGTGCCGCCATTTGCATCTATACCAAACACCTCAGTCGCATCAGTCGGCACAGCTATAGGGCCACGGCGAATGGCTATGTAGATGAAGGTGTCGCCATTACTGCCTAGCGCATTTTGTCTGACAGTAAACCCTGTGGCTGTAGGAGTTAAGTAATATGTGTCTGTACTTTCTACGCTCGACGAGTCGGGTAGAAGATAGGGTTGCCCAGTGTCAACAGGCATTCCTCGCATGGTATCCCATAAAAACCAAGATGATGACCCTGTTGCCCTTTTTATGAGAACCCACTGTGGTTCAAACCCTAAATCTACTGGCACAGCAGCAGTTGAACTGGCTGTCCAATTACCACACTTGATAATATCTTGCGTACCATCGCCGAACTCACCATCACCATCGTTGTGGGCGAATAGGTAGGCTACGTATGTTCTGCCTGACTCATTTGCGCCGCCTGTGTTGAAGGTTGTATCAGTCGGTGTGCTGTTCCAAAAACCTGTTATTTCAGCCGCCGCTGCTGAACTGTTTAACTTTAGTATCTTATCAATACCCAGTTCTGCGCTGTAGCAGTTCCAGTTACCTGACTCAGACGTTACTTTTGTCACAATAAAAGCAGGGGCAACTCCAAGACTATGACTTATGTCTTGTCCCCCAGCAGCGCCATCCCCAGTCCAATTCACACAATCAAAAAAGCGGGGAGCCTTGCGAAATGTCCAAGAGACTAAGTCATCTCCGCTGTAGTTATAATCACCCAAACTACCGATAGAGAACCCATTTGAATTAAAAGATGTTAGGGCAGTAGAGTTTGGGCCAAGCGCACGTACCGTTGTGTTAGAGCTTAGATGCTTTTGAACGCCTGTTTCAGTATCTGCAAGCATATGGTCAAATGCAGTTGTCCTACTTTTAACCCAAACCAAACCACCTTCGCCATCAAGGTCAATGCCGTTAGTGATGGTTTGTGCAGAACCTGTCCCATCATACAAGTAGGTGCTGAAAACCTCACTCACATCAAGGCCAGCCGCACCACCTCCAGCACCCGCAGCGGCTTGAAGTAATTTTTTCTTAGTTGCCATTGTTTACCCCAATGCTTGTCCAGCAGTAAATCCGTACCAGTTTGCCCCGCCATCTCTGGTGTAGAACACGAAAACGTCCTTCGCACTTGCAGTCGCCGACAGAGTAGGTGCAGTTGCCGCTGGCCAGTCTACAGAAGTAGGCCAAGTGACAACGAACCCAGACGCAGATGCATCCTGAATGATCTCAATGCTGAAGCTATACGCAGTGCCGCTTGCAGGGGGGTTGGAGAAGGTGAACGTGGTGTTGCCTGATAAGGTTAAGCTGAATGCGTTACCCGCCTCACAGTTTACTGTAGGGCTTGTGCCAGATAGTCCAGAGTAGGTTTCGTTGTAACTGTCGGCAATGAGTTCGCCACCTACGTCCACAGTACCACTAAAAGTACCACCAGAAGCAGCACTGACGAAGTCTGTAGGGATTGCTGGTGCGCCTGTTAAGTCGCTGTATGCACCTGAAGTTGCCACTGTAGATAAACTAGAGGTAGCAGCCTTAGCATCTAGTTGCGTTTGTATTGCACTTGTAACGCCAGATGAGTGATTAAGTTCAGCGGATGATGCTGAAACGCCAAGATCGGCTAGGGAAGCAACAAGGCTGGGCTTGCCTGTCAGGTCGCTGTATGCACCTGTAGTTGCTACTGTAGAAAGACCAGCAATCTTAGTGGCGGCAATAGCCGCATTGGTTGCAATATCTACGTTGACGATTGAGCCGTCTAATATCTCCGCAGACGAAATGTTCTGCGGTGCTGGTATGTTGCCTATGTAAGCCATATGTGCGTACCCCTACGATTGCTCTAAAACGGACACAATAACGTCTGCCGATGAGGCTACGCTGCTTGTGACTTTAATTACGTCTGTAGTCTCCAAGACTACCTTTTGGTCGCCACCAATCGGAACCAAAGCACCGCCAGCAGGTACTGCGGCACCCTTCACTATGAAGACGCTGGACGATGCTGAAGTGTCTGTGACTTCGACATCGACATTGATGCTGGATGCGGTTCTGTTAGCGACTGTGAGTCCAACAACAGTGGTGGTGGTTGCGCTTGGTACTGTGTACACACTGGACTGTGATGTACCTACCGCTGCGCTGATAGCATTCTTAAATGTGTTAGCCATTGGTTATACCTCAATCAGCCGAGTGCAATCGCTAAAGCAAGCGCATCATCTGCGGCTGCAAAGCGAGTGTCACTTTGTGTTTTATTGTAGAAATTGGTAGGAATACCTAAGTTAGTCCTTGATGTTGCTGCATCTGCAAGGTCGCTCAAGTTATTTGCAGCAAGCAGATCACCAGTACCAGAGCCTGCTGGTCCTTGTGGACCTGTGTCACCCTGCGGTCCCTGTATACCTTGTGGACCTGTAGCACCCTGTGGCCCTTGTGGACCTGTGGCACCCTGTGGGCCAGTGGCACCTGTAGCACCAGTATCCCCTGTGTCACCTGTAGCACCCTGTATCCCTTGTGGACCTGTAGCACCTTGGGGGCCAGTGGCACCTGTAGCACCTTGGGGGCCAGTGGCACCTGTGTCTCCGCGAGGTACAGATAGTACACCATTTGAACTGTTGTAAGACGCATTGGAACCTGCGGCACCTGTGGATACAGATAGCCCTGTAATGTCATCTAAATGACCTTGAGCGGCAAGTGCAGAAGCGGCGGCTGAAGTTGCCGATGTTGATGCATTTGTTGCTGCGGTTTCGGCTGCGGCCTTGGAACTTGTTATGGAGTCAACGTCAGTGGAGTTAGTACCAGTGCCGCTGAAGAAACTTGATTTTGCCATCTGTAAGTCGCCTCGATTATTCTAAGAATGTGCCAGAAGGGCGTATTGTTTGGAGAGACCCTGACTGTTCGGCTTCGTTGGCTTGCTCTTGTATTTCAATGAGGAACGAACTGGACTTCTGATCGAAAAGAGGGCCACGTTCATCTAGGAAGTAGTCGGCTGCATAGGATAGAGCCGTGTACGTCACTAAGTCCGAAGCAATGTTAGTCAATGAGTTGCTTGATGCGTCACTCACTAGGTCATCGAATTGACCGTAGTAGTCTATGGACACTGTAGTAGTTGAGGGGAGAGGATAGAGTAGTATTTCTTCACCTTGGCGACAGAAGTACTTTGGTGTCCCTACTTCCCCGATTGATTGAAACTGTTTCATCTCACGTAAAGCCACACGAGACATAGTGTATTCACTTGTATATACACTGATGATTTCGAGTAAGTCGTTAGGGATGATGATGGAAGACACTTGAGCGGTTATGCTGTAGTTCTGTGTCTTCTCCATACTAGGAATACGAAGTGTACGCTGGATGCGTGTGATAGCCTGATCAATAAAGGTGTCAGCGAGAGCATCACTACAGTCCGTGCGGTTTAGAAGGGCTTTAAAGTGCGCCCTGATTTCACCTTTGTTCATTGCTTAGTTTCCCTGCTTCTGGCAGCCGAACTTGCTGCATGTCATTGGTGTCTTGCAGCCGTTGCATGGTTTGAACTTTTTGTTTCCATAATTTGCCATTAGACTTTCCTCTCTGTTGCCATGAACATCTGTAAATCTTCGGCCTGAAGTCGTTTGACTATCTCAGGTCCAGATGCTTGCCAGATGTCAAAGCCTTCGCGCAGCCACTTCTCGACCACCGCAGTGGGAATAGAGGCGACACGGTGAAACTCACCCATAGGCTTCTGTGTACTTTCGTTACGAGCGTCCTTGAGGTCGTCTAAGAAAGCCTGTGAGATATTCTGTGTATGCTTACGGACGGTGTCCCCTGCTTGCTGCAAGAAGTCTGTTTCCGATTGAATGAGGTTGGGGATGTTTTTTTTGTAGTCATTTTGTACTTCCTTGAATCAAAAAAGGCCGCCCAAGGCGACACAGTAAGGAGAGCAAAACCTGTGATTGCCAAGGGCGGCCTTATCTAAAGAACCGTTAGGGTTCTAAAGAGTGCTTATGACAAACCAGTGATTTTCACTGAGTCTGCAAAGTTCATGTGCTTCACTGACATCTCGCCAACGATTTGGTGACGATCTGAGTCACCGTTTTTGGCAAGAAGTGTGCGTGTGAACGGACGTAGAGTACATGTTTTGAACATTGATGGGTCAATCAATAGAGCGTGTGATGACTCTAGGTGACGGTTCAAAATTACACGGTACTCACCGTAGGGACTAACATAGAGATCAATCGCATTTACGAGCGTTTTTCCCTGTGCAATCTCACGGTTACGACCTGCTGACGCAGAGAAACCAGCGACGATTTGTGCGTCACCTGGCTTAATCATTAGTGTGTCAACGTCTGAACCGTTGTTGTATGCAGTTTCACCCGCTTCCAACAGTTTCGCCTCAGTCAATGGGTCTGTTGCGTTTGCACCAGCGTCTACTGATGTAGTGATCTGGTTGATTGCAGAAGCCATCTTACGTGCTACAGCACCAGAACCAGTTACGGCTGCTTGATCTGCACCAACTAGAGCAAATTCTGCATCGCGCTTGATTTCTTTAAGTGCTTTCGCCAACTGATGAGCGGTCTCTTTCGCTCTACCATAGGTTGCAATCGCATCAGCTGTTGCAGATACTTGGAAACCTTTGGTGAGAATCTGGGTTTGGTTTGTACGCTCTACGGCGTCAATCAATGTACCCATTACGGCATCTGCCCCTTCCAAGGCAGCGTTTGAACCCGCCGCTGCAAGTGAATCCTCAAGCCAAGAGAATGTACGTGCTGACACTTTCTCGTCTTTGAACATTGTAAATGCAGGTGTGTCGAAAGGCGTGATGTCAGTAATAATGTCAGCAACTGACTCTTTCTTACCGACCTGATCGTATGTTGTATATGTTGCCATTGGTATGAATCCTTCTAATAGGCAAGAGTTTACTCTTCCCAGCGTGCCATAAGGGCTGCGGCAATATCATCCGTGTCACCACCGTAACGAGGGTTATTACGCAGTTTGGCTTGTGCCTCTTGTGCGCGTTTGGCCTTCAATGTTGTTTTGGAGGGTGGGGACTTTTTAGAACTCAAGACCTTTGTTCTTGTAGACTTTGACTTTGTCACTTTAGCCTTCGCTTTCTTTGATTGCGCTGACTTCTTTGACTCATCGTAAAGTCTCGCTTTGTTAATCAACATGATAACCGTGGGGTCCGTGTATTGATCAACTTGCTCTTGAGGCAGACCTGATTTTACAGCGAAGGCACGAATGTCGTTGTACAGTTCGTTGCCCCAATCTGGCAGGTTCTCTTCTAGGACACGCACACAGTCTGTGGCTGCCTTTTGAATCGCTTGCTGCTGATTGGTCTGTAGTTCCTGAAGCAATGCGCTGCTTTCCTCTTTGAGGAACTTCACATCGTCTTCGGCCTGACGTGCATCTTGTCTCAGTTGGGCGAATGTTTCAGCGTCCATCTGTTGGGCTGCTAGTAACATATCCATCTCTGAATATGGGGCTAGTCGAGACTCTGCACGTTCTAACATCTTTTGGTATGCTAATTGCGTTCTTTGGAACTCTTGTTCCGCAACTTTGCGCTGGGATGCTAAATCTTGAGACTTTTGTGTTAAAGATGCTTCTTGACCGTAAAGTCTTTTCAGTTCCTTCACGGATACCTGTTTGTTTTCACCTTTTACGCTGACTTCGACAAGGTCGTCTTCGGACACAGTGGTTGGTTCCTCTGTATCGTCTTCATCGTACTCTTCATCGTACTCTTCGGCGTCATCAGTTTCTTCAGGGTCCGTGTCGTCCTCTACTTCTTCTTCAAGGTCGTCATCGTCATCTTCATAAGCACCCTCTTGAAGGTCTGTCTCTTCGACCTCTTCGGGTGTCGCATCTTCGTCTTCGGGTTCAGATAGGTTTTCACCGTCATCCCACCGACCTAAGATTGCATCTGCGGCGTCATCTAAATCTAACGCGCGGGGTTCTGAGTTACTACTCGGGTCGTTTGTCATAGACCTAGTTCCTCTTGGCTATTGTCGCCTTGAGCCAAAATGTTGTCACGCACTTCAACTCTCTGCTTTAGGGTGTTCACCACGTCTGCGATTGCACGATAGTGGTGGTAGGAAGTCTCACGCTTCAACTTGTCGTCGGGCTGTGAGTTTACAAAAGTAGAGAAAGCACTCTCCACGATTGAATCGACAACAGAAGTGAACGCAGAGGACTTTAGTAGTACCTCTGCTTCATCCCCTGCCGTCACAAGTTGCTCTTCTTGTGTAGGCATGTGTAACCTTATGTTATTTACCCATTAGGGCTTGCGATTGCTCGGACATCCTCAGCACGTTTCGCAATCTCCAACTCTTCGTAGTTGACTGCTTCTTTGTGTGCCTGTTGTGACTCTTGTAAGTCCAGTTTGTCCGATTGTAATGCGAACTGCTGCTGTGCCTTGAGTTGCTCAAGTTCCAACTTCATGTTCGCAATTTGCGCGTCAGTCTGTGCTTTAAGTTCTGCAACTGCTGTCTGACGTTCTTGAACCTCCAACTGCTTCTGCGCCATTTGCATCTGCATCTGTGAGGCTGGGTCTGGTTGTTGTGGCGGTATTTGACTAGGATCGAGTAGATAGTCAGCAACATTCTTAATTCCACTTTTGTCTAAGATAGAACTCAGCATCTTGTGCTTCTGCTTTGGTCCGTACATCTGCTGAAGAGATGGGTCGGCACTAAACAACTGGTGGAACGCAAGATACTTCTGAATCTGTGTCTCCTGTTCACCATAACCAAGGTTGAACTCAACCATCACATCACGCTTGTCAGACCATTGTGCTGGTGTGATTTGGACGTAAGTACCCGCTAGTTCGACAATCTTTTCCATCGTCTCGTTCTCTACACACAACTGGTAGACAAGGTTGAACAACGGTTTCAGGAAGTTGTTAGCGAAGTTACGTGCGATAATCTTTTGACGCTGCTGGGACATAGTCGCCAGTTGCTCAACCATCGCTGCTGAGTTCTGTTTGCTGATAGCATCCTTGTTTAAGCCCTGAGATAGACGTGAGACACCTGAAGTGTCCTCTTTGTCTTCATCCAGCATCTGTATGGTCTGGAATATGAAGGGGTTAAGGGATGCCTGAGGCATTGGGTTGATTGCGTCTGGACGTGTCACGTTCACGATACCGCCGACACGGTTGTCGATAAGTTCACGTGGGTTTGTCAGTCCACCTTTGACCACAGTGTAGCGAGGGTTGTTAGTTACCATCGCGTGGTCAAGGATTGAGCGTGTCAACACAGTCCGTGCATTCTGAATGGCAATCAACTTGTCTGCAAAGTTGTTACCGTGGAATGCGTGTGGAATTGGTAGAGGTACGAATGCAACAAACGGCATACGTGTCACGATGTCTTTAGACAGCATGACGTTACCTACTTTGACAACACGATAAAGGTCTGTGGTTCCCTTAGCGTCTACGTCCAGTGGTAAGTAAGCCTCGACTACTGTCACCTGACGTGTTTGCCTTTGGTGACCTTTGCCAGCCGTGAAGCCACGTCCAGCCCCGATGTCATCGAAACGAGATAGAACCTCTGGGTCTGTGTCAAAGTCGTTGTCTTCGTCACTGATGTCCATGACTAGGTCTTCGTCATAGCCCATCTCAATCAGTTCTGCGATTGTCTTACGTGTACGGTGAGCAACGAAAGATGCAGATTCCAAAGAGCGACACTGTGGTTCGATTAAGAACTCTTCAGGTGCAACGGACTCAATCTTTACCTGTGAGGTGTCACGGAAAACACGTAGTTCACCTGTGTACAGACCAAACTCATCCTCTACGATTTCCTCAATCTCAACCATGTCATCAGACAAGACTGCATCAAGTTCTTCTTCGGTTAGGTCTTCGACATACTCTAGGTAACTATCAGTCTGCTGTTGCCAGTAAACTTTGGCTACCCCTGCCCTTGCAATCAAGCCATCATGGATGACTGTCTGCATCACCTCGAACAAGTTGTTCTGGCGGTGGAGGACGTAGTCGGTGTACTCTGTACAAACTTCAGCCATCATTACGTCTTCTGGTCCTTGCGGTGAGAAGCGTAAGGTGCGGTTGCCTGTACTGAATGTTTCGAGAAGTGCAGCCTTCATACTTTCTACAGCATCGTAGACGTCCTGAGACACGTACTTACTGTTTCCGTCATGCACTGGTTTCGGAAGTTTTGCCGAGTAGTAGTCCATGACACGCGCACGTTCACGGCTCAGTTCACTGTCGGCATATCCTATCGACATTCGTAGGTTACTATCTACGATTGAGACGATTTTATCGTCATCAAGTTCTTTAAGTTCTTTCATCTTTAAACCATCTCAATATATAGATCATCGACTGCCTCTATTGGTTCCCAAGCACCCTCATGGATGTGGTTGGCTAATGCCAAACTCATTACACAGTCATCGAAGCATCCAGACTCCGCTTCCATACCACCATTGTTATTCACGATGTATGTCAGCATCTCTCGGATAGTTACTTTGTCGTTGAGTTCGATAGTTCCCTCACGAACCACAGCCCTAAGTTCATCAATGACTAAAGGCTTGGTCTTGGATGTGGTGGTAAAGCCCAACTTGACGGTCTCTTTGTCCGTCAGTTTGTCTACCTGTATCTCAGTGTAGAAATTAGGGTACGCCATGTCTTTACCGAGGCGTGTACATGTGAGAATACCGTGACTGTTGTTCTCTACGATTACCAAAGCGAAGTTAAAGAACTCGCCTAGTCTGTAGAGTACCTCAGCAAAGTAGTCTGGGTGTACTTGAGCACGATAGGTTGCGACCTGTCGTTTCTTACTGTCCAAGACTTGCGCCACGGACCAGTCGCCACCTCTGACACCCATCGCAACGTCAGCACCTATGGTATATCTCTCGCCTGAGTCATACTTACGGTACAAGGTGAGTTCACCTCTGACATTCTCTAGCCACTCTTCGCCCTCTAGGGCCAAGTTTGCTACAGGGTCAGGTGTGTCACCTATACGTTCTTGAAGTGCCTCTGGGTTGAACACAGGGCGACCTGTGGTCAAGAAGGCTTCTTCTGGTTCTGCTGGGTATTCTTGTTTGAAGAGGTCGATTCCGTTCTGGGCAATCTTGCGTCTACGGAACATAAGTTGACCATCGTCCAACTCATACTTCTCACACAACTCTTCCTCTTCAGGTGTACGCTCAAACTTCTCTGGTACATTCTCACGGTACTCAGGGTCCATAAACCAAGGGATGAACACTGGTGTATAACCGTTAGTTCCTTCTACTGCACCCTTCCAAAGGTCGTAAAAGATACCAGAGACACCATTAGCGGTACTCTCGACAAAGATAGCCGTACCTTTTTTGTTAGGCACAGCCTGTGTGAGACCGTTCCAGTTCTCAAGTGCTGTAGACTTCGACCAGAACGCAAGTTCCGAGGCGTGTACGTGCGTAAGTGTCTCACCTCGACCAATACTCTCACCACCTGCCGTAGCAACCACATAAGAACTATCCAATACGTCAAAAGTAAGTTCTCGACGTGATGAATACTTGGTGTGTGGCTTCAGTAGTTCAGGGCAGTTCTCATGGTAACGCTTGGTCATATCGAACAAGGCTCTCGTACTGTCACTGTGGTGTGTAATCACCATTGCCTTACACGCTCTGCGCTGGGACACGTTGTGATACAGGTAACCACCGACATAGGTAGACAGACCTTGCTGTCGAGCCTTGAGGATGATGATACGGACTTTATCTTCGTCTGCTAATTGCTTCTCAACTGCCTTTTGTAAAATGCGCTGGGCAGGTTTGAGTTTCAAAGGGCTGATGTCGCCATCTTTGGTTCTAATCTTGAGTGCAGATTTAGCGTAGAAAGTGAAGTCGTCGTAGAGACGCTTGCGTACTTCTCTAAGTTTCTGATCCATCTTGCTCTTCTTCGTCATCGCTAACTAAGAGCGACTCCAAGAAGGCTTCAGCCTTGCCAATAGTAACTTCGCTCTTTGCAGCGGGTTTTGTCTTAGTAAAGTCCAAGACCATACGCGCGGCGGTCAAGCGGTCACGGTTTTGGCACGGCTCTCGCATGATTTCTACGGCTGCTTTTAGAGCCTCGACTGCGTATTCGTCATCAATGTTGTTATCTTTGGTCATCTTAGCAACAATCCTTTCGGCGTCTTTTTTCGCCTGTTCTCTGATTGGTGTAATGGCTTCCAAGCTGTACCCATCTGGTGTCCCTTTAGGACGTCCCGCATTCTTACGCTTTTTGGTTGACCACTGCTTTCTTAGGGCGCGACCTTCCTCGGTTTCCATCAGTTTTGCGAAGTAGTTTACCTTCCCCGCCTGATGGCCCTTCTGCGGCATCGTTAGTTCCTTTTTGGGACTCTTCTTTCTTGGGTTCTTGGGTGCGCCCATTACTTTTTACTCCTAATAGACTTCCGATGATTTCAAGTGTCTCTGGACACGCCTTGCAAAACACAGGGGCTGGTAGTTGTGCAGCCATCTCTCGCAAGATTAAATCTTTTTGGGCCTTCGTCAGTCCAGATGACTTCACGGCCTCAATACTTTGCAGCAAGGGCATCAAGTCAAAAGCGGTTTTATTCATGGGTTTGCTCTCTTTGGGGGTTGTGGATGCCCCCGAAGGGACACCCTATGCTGTTAAGACACCATCAGGTATGGATGGTTCCTCATCTCCACCAGCGGCAGCGACTAGACCCATTGCCATAGCGACAGCGAGTATTGTTGCGAATGGATGTGAGTAGAACAGAATCTTACCGTTGTTCGCTTTGTCGAACTCAGCCTTAATCATCTTAGTGTTGATAGGCATAAGTTCTTTAGCGAGACGTGGGTTCATCAGGTACAACCACATTGGGTCAACTGAAAGTTCAGGCGCACTGTTTGTGTAGGCTCGGTAGTTACGCAAACGGTTTCTGAAACTTACCATTGTACCAGCATCGTTGTTCTGCACGGCTTTGTTGAGTTCATCTAGTAAATACGTCAGAGAACTACGAGGTGCCTGAGTCTCACTTGGATTACTCTCAATGTACGCTTTACCTGCTTCTTGGAACGCAATGATTTCCTTAATTGCAGGGTGGTCTAAACCTTTAGACTCAAGGATAGGCTTCATCACAGAGTAGTTGTAACTGTTCAGCCCTACTGTGTCGTACTCACCTGTACCTTTGTTTTGTACACCGCCTATACCAAAACGACCTTTACCATCCATGTTACCTTGAGTAAGCGAATGGCCCATCTCATGTAGTAAAGTGTGAAGAGATTTTAGTGTAGTTGTCTTTACGCCTTGGAAAGAACCTTGCGGTCTAATACCGAATACACTGCTACCAAAACCCTTCATGTCAGGGGTCCATTGGTGGACACCTCTTGTGCCTTTACCTTGCTTGGTGGCCTTCTGTAGCGCAGTACCGCTGTTCATAAGTTGAGCGGTGATACCAAGAAGTTTTGCAACTTCGAGTGCTGTGTCTACGTCCTGAATACCGTTCTCGTACTTAGAACCCTTCTTGCCAATCTCAATAATTGCTTTGGCTTCAGGTATGTTCTTCTTTACGGCTGGTGTTGTCGGCTTTTTGACCTTTTTGGGTTTAGGACTGGGGCTGACCAATGGAGGCTGGGCCACTTGTGTGGGTCCAGTTCCAGTTTGTCCGCTTTGCCCTCCTGTATCTCCTGATCCACTTGGTCCAACAACTGGCGCAGGTGTGGTGGGAGGGGTTTGATCTGGTCCTTCATCTGCCTTCTTTGCCTTTGGCTTTGCCTTAGATGCTTTGGCCTTAGTTGCCGCTTGCTGCATCTTGATCCTATTTAGATAGGGAACAAGGTACTTATCTGCAAGTGACATGGATGTAAGGCTCACACGAGCACCATCCACAATCTCAGTCGCTTTGAACACAGGATCGGAACCTAAGTTCAATCCAATTTCGTCTAGTGCCTTAGTCAAGACTGCACGGTCTGATGAATTTATGCTCTTGTCGCTATTCATTCCGTCACGGAGTGACTTTAAGAACGCCTTGTTAGCATCAATACCATCCTGAACGGCTGGTGAACGTGGTGCAACTGGTGTGCCATCTGGTGCTTGAGTCTGACCTCGCTTACTCTTGGTCTTGGCTGCTGCTTTATCGACAGCCTTGTCTTTGAGTAGTTCAAGTTTCACAAGTCCAATGACTTCAGTCAAAGGCGCACCTTCAGATGACATGTAACCTGTCTTCTGCATTCTGCGGTATTCCGCAATAGAACGGCGTGTCTCAGAAGAAATGTCTCTAGCCTCTATGCGCTGTAGAACTTCTTCCACCTTCGCATCAATATCAGTAGGCATTTTTTCTTTAGTAAACTTCGGATAGGCTTCGGCAACACCTGCGAACATTTTGCCACGCGGCGAGTTCGCTTTGGGTGGCGCACCTTCGTTGTACAGACGGACATAGGTCGCTGCCCTACGCGCTGCCTCTTCGTCATTGGCACGTTGTTTGGCTGCGGCCTCTTCTTGCTTGGCTTTTGCCTTGGCTTCAGCGGCCTGTTGTTTAGCGGCTGCACGTGCTTCAATTTCAGACCTTTTCTTCCCTGCTGCATCATCCTTGGCCTTAGCTGCCTGTGCTTGCTGTGCCGCCTTCAGACGTGCTGAACGTCCTTCGACTGCGGGACCAGTAGGGTCTGCTAGACCGTCTCGACCTTTGTTCTTCTTGATGAACGTGTTGAGTTTCGATCTGCGTCCTGTGATTGCGTCGATACCACGACCTGCAATGACCGT